TCAACTGCCCTTCGGGGACAGCAGCTGCGCCATGCCCATGAATTTTTGCCGCTCTTCTTCCGGCAGCCCGCTGTAGATTTTCAATAATTCTTCCGTATTGGCATCCATTTCGATGCCAAAGAGGAACCACTGCACAGAGATTTTCAGCTCCTTGCAGATCGCAACCACATTGGGCAGCGTCGGTTCCTTGTCGTTTTTCAACAAGCCATGAAGATAGCCAGGCCCCCTGCCCATGGACAGGGAGATTTCCCGTGCGCTGCGCGGGTCCTGGTCAATCGCCTCTTGCAGGCGAGCTCTCCAATCGTCGTTCTCCATGGAGGATAAGATAGGAATAAAAAATAAATTTGTCATGTCCTTCTTAGAGGATAGTTGACGTATCTTCTTTAGAGGATAGACTGCGGCGTCATGAAAACGCGCCACCACCTTCTCCAGGAGATCGAGGACTTCCTTGAGGCCACCGGTATGGGCCCTTCCTATTTCGGGAAGGTCGCTGTCGGTCAGTCCGAGCTGGTCAACCGCCTTCGCAGAGGCGGAGAAGTCCACACAAACACCATGTGGAAGTTGCGCGTGTTCATGCGCTACTTCCGAATCTTCGGTCGCACCCCCGAGCGGAACCGCGACCGCATTCGCCGCGCCCAACAAAAACAGCGCCGTGGCCGCAAACCCGTTGGGGAGGCGCGCCATGTCGATAGTCAGCGATAGCGCTGCCTCACCGGACCCGTTGACACGCATCACCTATCACGCGGTCGTTCGGTATGTGCAGCGCGTTCTTGAAACCCATGTGCCGAATACCGGTGACGCCCTCAAGGATGCAGGCCTTCATGCGCAGGCGGTCCAGCTTTCCATTCCTGTCATCCGGAAACTCATCCTGACACCGGAAGTACACGACGCCATGCAAGCCGGGGAAACGGAAGTTGTCACCGGGGACTTCACTGCACGGTTAGGCCCCGAAAACGTCGTTGTCACCGTCGTGGTGACCAAGCACGAAGACAAATTACTGCCGAAGGTCAGCTACAACGCGATCACGCGCTTTGTCCGGCTCATGCTGGGGGTGGAGGTGAGCGAAACCGGTATTCCGCCCGTGGATGCAGTCCTGCATGCGCAGGCTGCCGGCATGTCCATGCATGACGTCCGCAGTCTCATCCTGACACCGCAGGTGCGCGGCGCGATGAGCATCGGCGTTCCCTTTGCCCATACTCCATTTTTCACTGCCCGGTTCAGCAACACCGGAGTGCTGGTGACCATCGCCCCACCTGGGAACAAGCCCAAGCGGCAGAGGATCAAAATCCTCACCAAACGTGAGCACAAGCGCAATAGCCACGCGCATAGCCGCAAACGAACCAAGAGCCAAAAACACTGCCAGCGGAAAAGGAGCGCCTGATGCCTGTCGTCACACGCAAACGCTCTGGTGACTTCGCGATCATTCCGAACGCTGTCGCTGATGACAACAGCCTCACCTACGAGGCACGAGGGCTGCTCTGCTACCTTCTCGCCAAGCCGCACAACTGGAAGGTCCAGGTGACCAACATTCAGAAGGCTGGCGGCATCGGCCGCGACAAAGCCTATCGGCTGCTGAATGAGTTGAAGGATGCCGGGTATGTCGTTTTGAACGAAGAACGCGAACGCGGCACCAACAAAATCCTGGGCTATTCCTACACCGTTTACGACTGCGCAGTTCCCGCCAAATTACCGTTTCCTGAAAATCCGGAAACGGGTCTGGGCGCATTTGAAGAAACGGCGGAAACCGGTCCATTTCCTGAAAATCCGGAAACGGGTGAGCCGCTTCCTGAAAATCCCGCATCCGGAAAATCCGGAAGCATTAATAAGAAGAATGGGATTAAAAAAACTAAATCCCCCTACCCCCAAGACGAGCCGCTGACAGTTGGCGAACAGCTGTTTGCGGAAATCTGGGGTCAGCTCAAGACGGAGCAACGCCCGAAGAAACAGGCCGAGGCTCTGAAGCTGTTCCTTGGCCTGGACGATGCCGACCAGAGGCTTGCGCATCAGTTTTTCCCGCACTTCCTCAAAGAGGCCCTTTGGGGCAAGCGGCCACCGCAGCTGTTCACCTACCTGAAGACCCAGGGCTGGCTCTCCCTCGCTGCATCGCCACGCAAGGACGCGGACGGGTATTTCGTCATCGAATGGTATCGCCCCGAATGGGACGCGTGGCTGTCGCACATCACCGAAACCAAGGGCGAGGCTGAAGCGAAGAAGAACCGCGCGAAGGGCATCTTGCTCTGCAAGCGCCGCTGGCCGACCGATCCCAAACCCGAAGAGGCAGAACGCCATGACTGACTGGACCTATCACGAGTTGGCGATGGCGATTGGCTATCGCGCACTCGGCGAGAAGCCGGCGGATATTGCCGCGTTTCTCGGGCGCAACGTCACCGACGTGAACACGGTCATCGAAACGGTCAAGGTGCTGGACGAGACCGACATGGCTGAGCCGAAAGGTTCGCCTGCATTTCTGAGGCGGCGGCGGATACCGCCGAGCCTCGTAGCCAGTCTTGCGGCGGATCGCCGTCCGCAGGTACCGGGGGAGCCGCCTGCAGGCCGAAGCACCCTTTCCAAGAAAAACCTCACGGACACACAGGAGAGAAATCCATGAGCGATCCAGGCGGCGTTGCAGCCGATCAACTCAAAGCCTTTGTCGAGCGCATCGAGCGTTTGGAGGAGGAGAAAAAGGTCATCGGCGATGACATCAAGGATGTCTATGCCGAGGCGAAGGGCAACGGTTACGACGTGAAGATCCTGCGCAAGGTCGTCGCGTTGCGCAAAAAACAGCCCCATGAGCGGGACGAGGAAGAGGCCGTGTTGGACCTCTACCTGCACGCGCTTGGCATGGCGGGTCCGGCGGCGCCGGAGGGGTCATGAGCGAGAGCACCAGAGAGGGTTACGTGATTGCTCCGCTCGACTGGGAAGACCCCTGCCGCAGCAACAACCGTTGCTGGGTGGCGCGCACGGTGATCGGCACCTATAGCGTGGCGCATGAAGACGGCTGGTATGCCTGTCTTGAGGACGGTCCCGTCTCCTGGGAATGGGAACCTGACCTGAACCCGCGCTGCTATGCAGGGCCATACGCCGCGCAATTGGCGTGCAAGGAACATTACGAGAGCATCCTGATGGGTGCTCTCAATCCGCTCCGTCCGGCGTTTGAAGACACGCCTGCAGCCGAATGGCGGAAACAGGGAAAAGCCGATCCACACGGCAACAGGTATGACTGCGCACGAAGCGATTTGCCCTTTGGCGATCTGACCGACGACGAGCTGGCAAACGAGCTGTTTCTTGCCCCATCACCCGGCAATATTGCCATGCAAACCGCAGCAAAAGAGCGCATTCGCTGGCTGTCCAGGCAGCTCTCAAAGTCCAATACGGGAATTGCGACACCGTGACCAAACGTGACCTGAAAAATTTTTGCGAAACTTCCTCACCGATGTCCAAACCGGTCTATGAGCGCGTCGAAATCAACGCGGACAGGGTCAAATGGTGCGTGCATGTGCTGGGCTCAGACGACGTTCTGCCGGTGCGCAGCCACATGGAGGCCGTCGCGCTGGCAAACTCCATGAACCGGTTCATCTGGAGCAACGTGAACGCTCCCGACGATGTGCTGTGTTTCGCCTATCCCCTGCCCTGGCCACACGGCGAGGACACACATGCGGAGGCAGTTGCGCATGCGCTGGAGACCAACCAGATGAGCGCGGCGGCGCCCCCGCCCTCGCTCAGCCTGGAAACCCTGCGCGATGCCAACAGGGCGCGGCAGCTAGAATGGCCCGGGAACGAACAATGCGACGTCGCGTTTCGCGCGCTGGAGTTTGCCGAAGAAGCCGGGGAAGTCGCCGGGGCGATCAAGAAATACCTGCGGGCCGAACGCGGCATTGCCGGCAAGACCATGACGCTCGCCGACGTCGCCGACGAAATGGGGGACACGCTTGTGTCGCTCGATCTGTTGGCGGGAACGCTGGGGATCAACCTGGGCGTTGCCACGTCCCGGAAGTTCAATGCAACGAGCGAGGAAGTCGGCCTGAAGACACGGCTGCCGGAGGATCCGAATGGGTGAAACCAATCTGACCCGGCGCCGGTTTTTGAGTGGGACGGCGGCCTGTGCCATCGGAGCAGCGCTCCCAATGTGTCGTACCCCAGCTTTCGTCGGGCTGGATCTTGCCAAAGGCAGAGATATGACCGCCGTCGCCACCTTCCGGCTGCATCGTTATCAGGTTGAGCTGATCGACATGTGTTGCGCGACCGACCGTCTTGTAACGGTTTACAAGCCCAGATGTACCGGCCATTCCACTCTCATCGCTGAAAGGATGTTGGGTGAATGGCAGGTCTGACGGTCAAGCAGCGTCTGTTTGCACACGAGTACATGATCGACCTCAACGGCGCGCAGGCCGCTGTCAGGGCAGGCTATGCGGAAAGCCGCGCCAAGCAGACCGCGCATGATCTTTTGAACAAGCCGGAAGTGGCCGACCTAATCGCCACGCTGCAAACCAAGCGGGTTGACCGGACCCAGGTGGATGCCGACGTGGTGCTTCAGGACCTGATGGAATACCGGCAGGCCGATCTGCGCGAACTCTACGACGACCTGGGCGCGCTGAAGCCGATCCACGAATGGCCGGAGTTCTTCAGTCGGCTCGGTGTCGTGTCTGTGAAGTCCCAGGAGCTATTCGAGAAGATCGGCAAGAAGCGGGTGCTGATCGGCTACGTCAGGGAAGTGAAGTGGGAAAACAAAACCAAGGTGCTGGAACTGATCGGCAAGCACATCGCGGTCAACGCTTGGCGCGAAACGAAAAAGCTTGAAGTCGATGACCCGCTAATGGAACTTTACAGGGAACTGATGGGCCGTGGGCTCGCCCCCGAGGCCGCACCGGGCTTAGGCACCGGGGCAACGGGCCTTGCCCCAGATGACGCCCCCGCCGCCTTCCGCCCCGTAGAAGACTGATTACACCATATGAGCGCAGGACGTGCTCCAACGGCATCGCCGGGAGACGTCCGCCTTGTTTCCGCCTATTGGCCAAATCCGGAACGAGCAGGAGCTTAAAGAAGCCCTGAAAGTGCCCGAGTGGCGCTTGCGGAACCTCTATTACATCAAGGACAAGGACGGGAAGACCGTCCTCTTCGCTCCGAACGAGGTGCAGGAGAACTTCCTCAAGAACCTCTGGTTCCGGAACATCGTGCCGAAAGCCCGCCAGCGCGGCTTCTCCACGCTTGTCCAGCTGATGATGCTCGACACCTGCCTGTTCGTGCCGAACACGGACGCCGCAGTGATCGCGCAGGACGAAGACACGGCCAAGAAGATCCGCACCAACAAGATCAAGTTCGCCTGGGACAAACTGCCAAACATTGTCCAGCGGATGGTGCCGCTGGTCACCGACAACGTGACGGAACTGAAATGGGCGAACCAGTCGGTCATGAGCGTGTCGACATCGGTTCGTGGCGGCACGATCAACTTCCTGCACATTTCCGAATACGGCATCGTTTGCCTGAAGCAGCCGGAGAAGGCGAAGGAAATCCAGGAAGGCTCGCTGCCGGCCGTGCCGCAGACCGGCATTGCAGTCATCGAAAGCACCGTGGAAAGCCCCTATGGCACCTTCTCGGACATGGTGCGCAACGCTCAGCAGCGCGAGCAGCAGGGCGGCAAGCTGACCAAACTCGACTACCGGCTGCATTTCGCATCGTGGTGGGACAGCAAGGAATACGAACTCGACCCTGACGGCGTGATCATATCGCCGAAAGATCACGCCTACTTCAACCGGATCGAAGCGCAGATCGGCCGTCCGCTCAGCGATCGCAAGCGGGCCTGGTACGTGAAGATCCGGGACGGGGACTTTGGCGGCAGCAACGAACGCATGTGGCGGCAATACCCGTCCACTCTGGAAGAGGCGTTCACCGTCGCCAAGGACGGCCTGTGGCTGGCGGATCAGATGGCGCTGGTGCGCAAGGAAGGGCGCATCTGCGACCTGCCCTTGGTGCAGGGCGAACCGGTCAACTCCTTCTGGGATATTGGCACCGATGACAGCACCTCGATCTGGCTACACCAGCGGATCGGGCTCTGGGACCACTTCATCGGCTTCATCGAAGGGTCCGGCGAGCCGCCCTCCTACTATGTGCGCCAGCTGCAGGAAGCACGTGAAGAGCGGAAGTTTGTCTGGGGCAAGCACTTCCTGCCCCATGATGGTGCCAAACGGAACATCCAGGCCGAGGCGCTGAAGACCTACGAGGACATGCTCGGCGAGCTCGGCCTCGTCAATATCGAAATCGTGCCGCGGACGGACGACAAGAACCGGGCCATCGACGGCATGCGGGAAGAGTTCAACCGCTACAAATTTGATGAAAAGCAGTGTGCCGAGGGGATCAAGCACCTGGACGGTTTCTCGAAGGTCTACAACAACTCCATGGGCACATGGACCGGCGGCATTGCCAAGAACGGGCACGATCATTGTGCGGATGCGTTGCGGCAGAAGTCCCAGGCGGAACAGGCGGGCATGATGACCGCCCTCGCCGGGAAGCGGAAGCGCAAAGGACGCCGCAACAAGAGCGGTATGGCCGCCTGACCGTCCTCTTTCGAGGATGTTTATTCACAGCCCGACAGAGCTGAAGAACGCACAATCTTTGATTGTCTGCGCTTTCATGGTAGTGGCTAAGTCCTGAATATCTTCTTTAGAGGATACAATATTGCGCCTTTATCACGACTTGGCCGTCTATCATCGCAAGCGCGACCTGCACGGCATCACCCTCCTTACCGGCTGGGCCCGGGACGTTGACGACCGGAGCTGGAAGCGCACGCTCTACCTGATGCCCACAGGCTATTACGGCGAGGGCATGGACCGCGTCTACTGGCTGGTCGAGACCTTCCACACTCATGAAATCGCGCTGGATGCCGGCAAGGATATCGGACGCCAGCATTTCGCCTATGAGCAGGCACGGGCTGCCCTTGAACGGATGGGCCTGACCGACAGTCTCACCAACCAGCATCTGGTAATCAGCCTGATCAACGATCACCTGGACGAACTCACTCTGATGCCCCCGCGCCCGAAACTGGAGCAGGTCGAGGCTGCTGAAATCGTCATCAACAACGCTCTGACCGGACAACGGCACGAAGCTGTCGTGATGCGGGAGGCCTGATCGATGTTTGACTTGAACGCCACAGACGGCAGTGTTCGCAAAAAGGAGTTCAAGTCTCCCATCCCGGCAGACCGCGCAAAGAGGTCACGCCCCACTACGGGCAACAAGCTGGACAGCTCCTCGCTTATGGCCCTGCACGGACAGCTGATGGGCTATTACAGCCACGAGCTGGACAGGCAATTCGCCAACCGCGTTGAAATGGCCATCGACGCGGACTTCTATGACAACGAGCAGTGGCGCGAGGAAGACAAGGCCCAGCTTGAAGAGCGCGGCCAGATGCCGCTGGTCTACAACGTGGTGTCCGGCACGGTCGATTGGGTGACCGGCTCGGAGAAGCGGAACCGCACGGACTACAAGGTTCTGCCCCGTCACAAGGAAGGCTCGAAACCGGCCGAGCGCAAGGGCCAGCTTTTGAAGTATCTCTCCGACGTGAACGGCACACCGTTCCATTGGTCGCGGGCCTTTGAAGACACGGCCAAGGCCGGACTGGGATGGATCGAAGACGGCTATGCCGAAGATCCGGACAAGGAGCAGATCTACTGCCGGTATGAAAGCTGGCGCTGCATCCTTCACGATTCCTCCGCAACGGAAATGGACCTTTCCGATGGACGTTACGAATTTCGCACCAAGTGGGTGGACCTGGACATAGCCCAGGCGAGGTTCCCGAAGCGCAAGCGACTTCTTGAGCGGTCGGTACAACATGCCGACGATTTTTCGGTGCTGGACCTTTTTGGTGATGACGCCATGGACGCGCAGGAAAGCTCGCTGGAACAGGGAACCGGCGGGCGTAGATCCGAAGAAATGACAGGAACAGCCCGGCAGCGGGTTCGCCTTATCGAGGCGTGGTTCCGCGTTCCGGTGAAAACCCAGAAGATCAGCGGCGGGCAGTTCTCCGGTGAATTGTATGACCCCTCTTCCCCGGGCCATCAGTCCGAGATTGAAAGCGGCGAAGCGGAAGTTATCGAGAAGGTTTCGATGCGGATGTTCGTGGCGATCATGACCCATGCCGGGTTGCTCTACCACGGGGAGTCGCCCTATCGGCATAACCGCTTCCCGTTCACTCCGATCTGGGCCTATCGGCGCGACCGGGACAATCTGCCTTACGGCATGATCCGCCGGCTACGTGGCATCCAGGAAGATGTCAATAAGCGGGCGTCCAAGGCCTTGCACATCCTGTCGACCAACAAGGTCGTCATGGAAGAAGGCGCTGTTGACGATGTTGACGAACTGGCAGACGAGGTATCTCGCCCCGATGCCATCATCGAAGTGAAGAAAGGCAAGCGGTTCGATCTGAACGCCGACCGGGATTTGCCGCAATGGCACCTGGAGCTGATGAGCCGGTCGATCAACATGATCCAGTCGGCGTCCGGCGTCACAGACGAGCTGATGGGCCGGACAACGAACGCCACCAGCGGCATCGCGATCACACGCCGTCAGGACCAGGGCTCGCTGGCAACGGCGAAGCTGTTCGACAACCTGCGCTACGCGAAACAGAAAAGCGGCGAAAAACAGGTCAGTCTGATCGAACAGTTCATGACCGAGAAGAAGCAGTTCCGTATCACCAACATGCGCGGCAAACCGGAGTATGTCGATGTCAACGACGACCTGCCGGAAAACGATATCGTGCGGCACAAGGCCGATTACGTGATTTCGGAAGCCGATTGGCGGGCGAGCGTGCGGCAGGCGCAGGCGGCGGAACTTCTGGACGTGGTCGGCAAGCTGGCCCCCGTCGCGCCGCAAGTGGTGATGGTGATGCTGGATCTCATCATCGAAAGCATGGACCTGCCGAACCAAGAAGAACTGGTGAACCGCATCCGGGCGGTGACCGGCCAAAGGGACCCCGACGCAGAAGAGCCGACAGAGGAAGAGATTGCACGGGACACCGAGCAGGCCGCCATGGCTCAAATCAACAAGCAGGGCCTGATCGCAGAAGTCCGCAAGAAACTGGCCGACGCGATCAAGGCCGAAGCCGAAGCGGCAAAGATCCAGGGGCAGACCGTCGAAAGCAACGTCTCGGCACAGCTGAAGGCACTCGATGCCGCCATCGCTGCGATGACGGCGCCGGACGCGGCGCATGCCGCCGACCACATTCTTCACGAATCCGGCTTCCGGTCGACCAGCGACAAGCAGGCCGAGGAAGCCGCCGCGATTGTGGAAGCGGCCAAGGCGCAGCCGCCGATGCCGCAATCTCAACCGGGCGGCCAGCCGCTCCTCGGGCTACCACAGCCCCAACAGCAGTAGACGAGGGAAACTATGGGAACCATGGGCTATAGCCAAGAAGAGCTTGCAGAACTCAGCGAAGAGGAACTGGAAGGTCTGAAAGAACTCGAAGCCGCAGAAGCCGCCGAAAACGGTGACGAGGACGACGACGACCTCGACGCTGGTGCGGAACCGGACGCCGACGCCGACGCCGACGCCGATGCCGACGAGGGCGAGGACGTCGACACTGAGAACCAGGACGATGGCGCAGAAGAAGAGGTCGAAGCCTCGACGGATGAAGCTCCTGATGCTGCTGACGCGGCAAACAAGGACGGTGACGACGAGGCGGACAAGGAGCCGGAAGAGGCTTCGGGCAACGCCCCCAAGCCGACTTTCGTCGCTCCCGACGATCTGGAGAAACGTCTGACTGATATCGGCAAGGAAAAGGATGCCATTGCCGAAAAGTTTGACGATGGCGAGATTACCGCCCAGGAACATCGTGAGCAGCTGAAGAAGCTCGATGACGAGGAATGGGCTCTGCGGTCTCAAAAGGTCCGGGCCGAAGTTTCCGACGATATTCTGCGGCAGCAATTCGTCGGTGCGGCGACCAATTTCGTCAACAAAAGCGAGCGTTTCAAACCGGGCACTCGGCTCTACAAGATGCTGGACCAGGAAGTCCGGGACATGCAGGAAGCCGATCCGGGCAACATGTACGATCCAGGCATTATCGCCAAGGCGGCGGCCAGCATCGAGAAAGAGCTTGGGTTCGAAAGTGCAGTCCCGAAGACCGACCCGAAGGACGAGAAGAAGGATGGCGGCAAGGGCAAAAGAGGCAAGAAAGGCTTGGCTGACATTCCCCCAACGCTTGCCGATGTGCCGGCTTCCGATCCCGTCGAGGATGATGGCAGCGAGTTTGCCCATATCGACCGGCTTGACGGTGAAGCACACGAGCGCGCCCTGGCGAAATTGTCGCCAGCAGACCGCGAACGCTACATGCAGTCGTAGAGAGGGGCATCAATGCTGAGCATGACTTTGAATACCGGCGATGGCCTGCAGATCGGGGACGGTCCCGATGCGGGCGCCTTTATCCGCATCGCGGACAAGAGCGGTCGACGGGTGAAGCTGGCGATTGCGACGGACCTTACCGTGAAGCGGCTGGCCCCGGGCATTCGCCCCGCGCAGTTCACGACCGGTGTTACGGGCCGTGAGGTGCGCATCCTTGCAGCCACCGGTTAACCACCGGGACTTGCAATAAAGCGCGGATTCTAGTAAAGATCGTTTACTCGTTAACCGAGCGCAGGACGTGCTCTCCTACCAAGGAGCACGTCCATGTCAGGGCAGACCAATATTCCTGTTGGCGATCCGAAAGCCGTCAAGCGCTGGTCCGGCGCACTCTTTCTCGACATTCTGCGGAAGGCCTACTGGGACAAGAAGTTCACCGGTACTTCCGAAAACTCCGTTGTGCAGCGTCTGACCGACCTTGAACAGGCCGCAGGCGACACGATCAGCTATGACGTTTCCGTCCAGCTGCGCGGCACGCCGACCAAGGGCGATGAGCCCACCCAGGGCAAGGCGGAAAACCTGCGCTTCTTCACCGATGAAGTGAAGATCGACCAGATGCGCAAGACGGTCTCGACCGGCGGCAAGATGAGCCGCAAGCGCACGCTGCACAATCTGCGGAACGTCGGCAAGGACCGCCTGTCCGACTACTGGGCGCAGTATCTGGATCAGTTCCAGTTCATCTACCTCTCCGGTTCCCGTGGCATGAACGAGGACTATTTCGAGGAAGTGACCTGGGCCGGTCATGCGGAGAACCCGATCCAGTCTCCGGATAGCGGCCACATCATCTTTGGCGGCGATGCCACCGGCAAGGCCGATCTGGATGCCACCGACAAGATGACCCGTGGCCTGATCGAACGGGCAACGGTGAAGGCGCGCATGATGCGGGCGAAAGATCCCAAGACCGCGAACATGATGCCGATCAACATCGACGGCGAGCTTCACTATGTGATGCTGATGTCGCCGTTCCAGGAACATGACCTGCGCAACGACACCGGCACGGCAGGCTGGATGGAAGTCCAGAAGGCCGCAGCCACCGCCGAAGGTTCCAAGAACCGGATCTTCAAGGGCGGTCTCGGCATGATCAACAATGCCGTGCTCCACAGTCATGAATCGGTGATCCGGTTTGACGACTATGGTGCCGGTGGTGACGTGGAAGCAGCCCGCGCCCTCTTCCTCGGCCGCCAGGCCGGTGTTGTCGCCTACGGGTCCAGCGGCAAGACCCGCGCCTCCTGGAGCGAGGAAAAGACCGACCACGGCAACAACATGGAAATCTGTGCCGGTTTCATCATCGGCAGCAAGAAGACTCGGTTCAACAACAAGGACTTTGGTGTCCTTGCGGTCGATACCGCCGCCGCCGACCCGAACCCGTAAGGGCCGCTCTCAGGGCTCGCCACTGGCGGGCCCTTCTTTTCCAACTGTCATCACTTCCGGAGCAGACACATGAGCATCCTCCAGAGCGCATACGCCAAGGGCAATCGAGTGGCGCCCTACCCCCAGATCGCCGGTTGCGCTATCACGCACCGCTTTTCCATGGAGATCCCGGCCAACATCGCCCAGGACGACATCCTTGAACTCGCCGTCATCCCGCAGGATGCGGAAGTGATGGACATCATCCTGGATTGCGACCAAATCGATACCGATGGCGCCCCGGCAGTCGTCTTTAACGTCGGCATCATGAACGGTGAGTTCGGCGACGGTGAATCCAACCGGTTTTGCAGCAACACCTTTTTTGCCGGCACAACTATCGGCCAGACCGGTGGTGTTGAACGCGCCAGCAAGACGGCAGCGTTCCGTCTCAACAAGAGCAACAAGGCCCGATCCATCGGTGTCATGTTCACCACTGCTCCGGCTACCGGTCAGGCAGGTTCCATCGGCCTCACGCTCACGGTGGCCGCGACCTAGCCTGTGGGGTGGCGCCCCGTGACGTAACGCCCGCGCCCTGTTTCCCGGCGCGGGCGTCTCCGTATCTACACAGGAACACAGGAGAGCAATGATGAGCACGCTCGTGGAATGCATCAGAGGCAGGGTCGAGACCAGCGTCGGCGGCGAGACCTATTGTTTCGAACGCGACAAACACAGTCGCTTCGTCGCCGAGGTTCACGAACAGAACCATGTGAAATGCCTTGTGTCCGTGGAGCACTATCGCATCGCGCCCGACGTTGAGGCGGCGAAGAGCGCTCCGGAGAAGGACGAAAAGGGCGAAGATCCGGCGGCAGACAGGTCCCAGAACGAAACCTCCTCGGAACCGACCGGCCTTGGTGGCCAGGACGCGGCATCGACTACTGCCCCTGCCCCTTCCTCTGTGCCCACGCCGGCAACCACGCCTGCCAAGCCGTCCAACTCAGCTCCGAAAAAGACGGAAACCGCCGCCCAGAAACCGGCTACCGAGAAAAAGGCAACGGCCAAACCGCGCAACACGGGTGGTAAGACGCCGGCCAAGGCCGCAGGCGCAAAGGCGAGCGGCGGCAAGACCACGACCAGCAAGGCTGCGACTGAGAAAAGCCCTTCCACTCCCGCGCCGGCTGCGAGCTAAATGCTCTCAGCCCGTGTCATACTGGAGGCCGCCAGCGGCCTCCTATTGGACGAGCAGAACGTGCGCTGGTCGCTGCCCGAGCTGACCGGCTACCTCAATGAGGGCATCAAGGCGCTCGTCCTGGCAAAGCCGTCTGCTTCCACCCGGAGCATCGCCGTTCCGCTGGTGGAAGGCACGCTGCAGTACGTGCCCCAGACAGGCACGCCGTCTCCACTGCGCATCCTCTCCATTACCCGCAACCTTGCCAGCGCTGGCGACCCACGCATTGGCGGGCGGGCGATCCGGGCGACGAAACGCAGCCTCCTGGATGCCCAGGAGCCGAACTGGCACCAGAGCAAGTATGTGAAATTCCGCAAGGACGTGCGCCAGTACACGTTCGATGAGGAAAATCCGCTCGAATTTTACACCTATCCCGGCAATGACGGCTCTGGCGTTGTTGAAGCGGTTGTTTCGGTTCTGCCGGCACCGGTCGCCGCAACGGGCGATGACAGCCTGATCGGTTCCTACGATGTGCCCGTTGGCGTTCAGGCGATCTATCAGGCGCCCCTCACCGACTATGTCTGCTACCGGGCACAGATCAAGGATGATGTGGCCGCCAATACCGGGCGCTCAGCCATCCACTATCAAAGCTTTGCCACGGCCATCGGCCTGAAGATCCAGGTTGAGCGCGCCACATCGCCGAACAGGGAGCGCGCCCAGTGATCGATATCGATGAAGCCCTTCCGGAGGTCATGACCTATGCGCCACACGTGCCGGAACCGCTTGCCATTCGGTACATCCGGGAAGCGGCGCAACACTTCTGCGCTGAGACCAGGCTCTGGCGGGAATGGGAAGAGTTTGACATCACCGGAGACAAGGAAGGTGATGGCATTTCTGCGATACAGGATTCCAAAATTCTGGAGGTAGAAGAGGCCTGGCTGGTAACTGACGACGGCGAGATAGACCTTGACCCGGTCACGCCCCTTCAGCTCGACCGCAATATGCCGCGGTGGAATGTCGACTATGACACCATGGGCGGTCCAGCCTGTTATGTCACCCAGATCCAGCCGAACCAGGTCATTGTCGTGCCGAAGGCTTCAGGGATCTTGAAGGCGCGCCTTGTGCTTGCCCCATCCCGCAAGGCCTTGACGCTGCCTGATTTCTTGATCGAGGACCACGCAGCCCTGATCGCGAAAGGGGCTGCGGCCAATATCCTGCTTTTGCCAGACGCTGAGTTTGCCAATCCGGCACGCGGCGGGGACCTTCGTGCGGAATATGCCTCTGAGACCGGCCGCATGAAGAGCAAGGCTGCAAAGACGCAGCTGAAGGCCAAGCAGCGGGTCCGGTCCAGCTTCTTCTGATCAATCCGTCTCGCCGGAAAGGGCATCCAGGGTGATGCCATTCCTGACGACATGTCGGGCTCCTATGTTGATTATAGCAGCCCGGGAGAGGCCCGTGCGGGCCTTCAGTGCATCTATCTCTGCAATCAGATCCGGGGGAAAGGTCACAGTGATCTGGACCTTGTTGCCTTTCTCCACCCCGGGGCCTTTGGCGGCCGCTGGCGTGCTGCCGGCATCCGGGGCGCCGGAAATGAACTCATCGGCGTTTGACGGTTTCTTGTCGGGTTTACGGGTGATTGCCATCGAATCGTTCCTAATCGCTTTCCAAGTGTAATTTCATATTAAAACAATATGGAAAGCAACGCCTTCAACTCCCGTTGTGCCTTGCGATCCTGCGGCTTGGTTTCGAGAACGCACTGACCGGCCCCGGCCGCATTGGAGAAAGCCTTTCGCCGCTTGATCTGCGATTTCAGGACTTCGAATTGCGGCAGATCGGCCGCCGCGTTCTCGGCGGCGTTGTTGTCGGCAGGCTGATAACCGGCAAAGGCGCAGTTGAGCATCACATAGGCGCGCAGGTCGTCGCGGATGCTGCGGGCCTCGTTTATCAGTTCGGCAATGTCTTCCAGAGCCCAGACATCGAAGCTTTGCGGCTGGAACGGCACAAGGAGCACGTCAGTCAGCACGAGCGCAGCCCGCAAGGACGTGCTGTCCCTGCCCCCGACATCGATGATGACATCGTCAAAGTGGTCCTTCTGCTGTTTGACCTGGGTGCGCAATGTGGGGCCATCGGGATAGGTGGCGCAGGCAATGCCCGGTTCGATGCCCTGTTCATGGCGAATGCTGATCGCGGTCTGCGCTGTGCCCTGGCGATCACCATCGACAAGCCAGACCTTGCGGCCTTCGAGTGCGCGCGCGGCGGCGATGTTCACAGCCAGCGTGGTCTTGCCTACACCGCCCTTGGTATTCCCTACTGTCAGAATCATATTATTTCCCCATCGTTTTAATGTGAAAAGTGATTCTTTTATATCCGTTTTAATATTAAAAGTACATTGCATGGATTGTAGAAATGCGATGCGCAAGGCCCCGTTGCCGTTTGACGTCAATGAGGCTATAGTCGCCCCAGTTTTCACGAAGCGCAGGACGTGCTTGCCCCACAAGGGAACGCCGTCCGATGCCCGTGAGCACCTACTCCGGAAATCTGATCCTTGATCTGCTGCTGCGTGGCCAAGCTGCCGTCGCTCCGGCGGCCGTTTGGCTGTCTCTGCACACCGATGACCCGGGCAACGAGGGTGACAATGAAGTCGACACAGCTTCCTGGCCCGCCTATGCACGGCAGGAGCCGTCCCAAGGCGGTGCGGTTGCAACGGGCTTTTCCGTCGCTGTTAACAAGCATTCGGAAAACCTGAACGAAATCCTGTTTCCGGGACAGGACGGCGCCGCCGATATCACCGTGACTCACTTTGGTCTCTGGGATGACGAAACGGCTGGCAACCTACTCTTCTACGGCCCCCTCAACGCTCCGCGTCAGCTTTTCCCCACGGATGAAATCGTGGTGAAGGGCACAGAGCTGGATGTGCAGGTGACCTGATGGATTCGACAGGCGCTCTCAACGGCTCCCCGTTCAACTCGCTGCCGCTCAATGAAGGGCGGTTCACCTTGCGTGCAAGCGCAACGGCAAACATCCCCGTGCCCGCTTCTGTCCAGGCGATCCGACGGGCGCGGCTGATCGGTACCGCTCCCGTTGCCGCTTCGGCTGCTCAGTGCAAGGCAGTCCGGAGACGACTGTACGGCGGCACCGCACAAGTAAGCACTTCCTTTGCAGCGCAGTTTCGCCGCCGTGCCAATGGGCAGGGAACGCTTGCCGTTTCCGTGGTTTGCTATGCCAAGGCGAATGCGCGCCTGACTGCGTCCGGTTCTTGTCTTGTGTCCTTCGACGGGGCGGCTTCGCTTTTCTGGAAATACCGGATGCCCGCGCCCGTGAAGCGCATCGCCCGGGCTCCGGAGACGACAAATCGAGTGGTTCTGCCGCAAGAAGCGCGGTCTCTGACCGTTCCCGCAAGTCCCGGCGCTGCCCTCGTCAGCCAGCAGAAAGACGCAGCCCATGTTGCGTCACCGACACGCAAAGCAACCGCTGAACCGGATCGCGGGAGGGCCAAATGAGCCAGCAATCCTTCGAAAAAGATCCGGACGAGCGTCTTGATTACGACTTCGATTTCGAGCGTTGGCTACCCGATGGCGACAGCGTTGACAGTGCAGTGGCCGAAATCGCGGGCACCACAGCTGTCATCGACCAGATCGACACGTCCAGCACAGCGATCAAGGTGTGGGTGTCGGGTGGCACGCATCAGGACAACGGAACAATCACGGTGCGTGCGACCACGGTTCAAGGTCGCATCAAGGAAGTTTGCGCGCGGCTGAAAGTGAGGAATTGCTGATGGGTCTCAAGTTGAGCAACAACGCAACCAGCACTCTGGCCGCCGGCATCACGAACGCGGCCACATCGCTGACTGTCCAAAGCGGCGATGCGGGTCTCTTTCCGAGCCTTGCGGCCGGAGACTGGTTTCCGCTGACGCTGGTCGATGGGAACGGCAACATGGAAATCATGCTGGCGACCGCCCGGGCAGGGGCGGTCATCACCGTGGTTCGGGCCCAAGAAGGTACGACCGCGAAGGCGTTTCCGGCCGGTTCCCGTGTAGACCTGCGCGTGACCGCGGTTGCGATCCTGGGTGCCCCACAGGCTCAGATCGCGGCGGCCGACGAGAAGACGGAACCAGAAGACAACGATGTGGTTGGTCTCCTCGACAGTGCCGTCAACTTCATTATGAAGAAGCTGACCTGGGCGAATATCCTCGCCGCTCTGGACCCACGGTATTTCTCGGTCGCGCAAGGTGCTGCCCTTGCGGCGACAGTTGACGACAAACTCGACGCAAATGCCAATGCCGTGAGTGCAACGAATGCCGACAAGGTCGACAACCTGCATGCGAGTTCGTTCGTCCGTTCTGATGCGGATGATACAGTTAGCGGGCACACAGAGTGGCAAGACTCGAAGGAAGTGCGCCTCGGCAACTCTGCCGACATGCGGATGTATCACAACGGCTCCCATACCTATTTCGATAACTACACGGGGACCCTTTATTTCAAGCAAAGGGTTCATGCCGGTGATGTCTATTTCCAGGGCGAGGACAGCGGCGGCACAAACCGCAATCTACTGGCGCTGATCGATGGCCTTTATGCGCAGCTTTACTACCAGAGTTCCGCGAAGCTGCGCACCGACGGCTCAGGGGTTCTCGTTTACGGCCGCCTGCACGCCGACAACAATATCTATATCGGCAAAAACGGCGGCGGCGATAGCTGGGGCTACTATTACGACGACAACTCCAACACTTGGCGATCTCTGGGCTGGGACGACAGTCGGAATGCGTTCTGCCTCGAATACAATGATGGCGTCTTTCATAAGGTTGCCGGCGTCTACGACGGCTCTAGCAGCACTTACAGAGACTACCCTATCGGCTCTATTGGCACGGCTCGAACGGGCACGTCTCTGTACGCTGTAAACTCCTCCAGGACCCTTCGGTGCAGGTCTGGCGCCGCGTGCTTCCACCTCAGCAGCGGCTCCACACTCGACGGAACTTGGCGCGTGTGCGGGCAAACCACCAACTACTCTGACGCCAAATACCAGATCTTTAGAAGGGTCGCGTGATGGAAATCATCAATGTTATCAGTATGGTCGCGGATGTTGAGGGTGGAACCGACATGGCGTCGTTCTCCGGGGATGTCTGGCTATATGGCCGGAATTCGCCGGAAGAAGACATCGAAGAGTTTCCGTTCGGCCTGTCCAGACCTTCAATGCTGAAACGCGATGAAATGACAGGCAACTTCAAGACTGTTGCTGACGCTGCCGAGGCATGGCTTCAGGCAGGCGGCACGATCACGCCGTATGTGCCGCCACCCATCGACGAAATTCGCTCTGAAATGGAGCATCTGACCGCTCGGCAATTTCGCTTAGGTCTCTTGCATAGCGGCACCACTGAGGCCGAAGTCGAAGCGGCCATTGCGGGTATTGAAGACCCGACCGAGCGAGCGATTGCGGATATCGAATGGCGCACTGCGCTTGGCTTCGACCGGCTCCATCCGCTCGTTGTCACCCTGGGCGCATCCCTTGGTTACACCCCAGAGACGATTGACAGCCTCTGGGAATATTACCTGACAATTTGAGGACCAGTGATGTTCAGCATACTTCTGTTTTGGCTACCGGCCCTTCCCATACTCATGGTGTTTAACCGCATTCGCGGCGGCGGCATGTCCAGTCTGACCGACCGGTTACCGGGACGGGCGCTTTATTATGTCGGGGCTATCGTCGGCGGCCTGACCGCTGCACTCCTTCATCCACTTCTGGGTGCCTTCGTAACTCTCGGGTTCCTGATCTGGGGTGCTCCAGGTTGGGGGCTCTGGTTCGATCTTCACCGACATGACCATGACAAGGTCAACGACCCAAGGCGGAACGATCTTTTTGTGAGGATCATGGACGCGGTCAGCTTCGGTTCCGATCATGTCGCCCTGTTTCTCAGGTTGAGCGTGTTTCTGCTGCCGATGCTGATGGGATGGACCTACGCCACGGCAGCGTCCTATTGGCTCCTAACGGCTGCCATCCCTTTCGGGCTTCTCGGTGTTGGCGCTTACGAACTCCGCTTTCGGACGAGCTGGGGCAACACCCTCTCTGAAATGCTGGTCGGCGCTCTCTGGTGGGCGCTGATCCTGGCAATGGCGCTCGCCGCGTCCGCCTGAGCAAAGGACCCAAAACCAACATGGCCGCCATCAAACTGACCGGGTTCATCGGTGAGCAACCGTTGATCAAGCCGCACCTGTTGCCGGACACGGCGGCGCAGGATGCGTTTGACCTGCGGTTGGACGACGGTGGACTGACGCCGATCCGGCAGCCCGTCCAGGTCGACACTGCCGGTTCTGCCACAGACAAGACGATCATCAAATTCGGTGGCGAATGGCTGTCCTTTGCGAATGAGGTTCACGCAGTCCCGGGGCCTGTGGCCGACGACCGGCTCTATTTCACCGGGGACGGCGTTCCAAAAATGCGCGTTGCCGGAGAAACCTATGACCTAGCCGTGCCTGCCCCGACCACCGCGCTCGGCACCGCCGTGTCCGGTGCGGGGACGGGCAACGTTGCCACCCGGCTCTATGTCTATACGTTTGTGACCGCGTTCGGGGAAGAGTCCGAGCCATCCCCGCCGAGCGCGGATACCGACTGGCAAGCCGGTCAGACCGTGACGCTTTCCGGGTTCGAGGATGCGCCGACAGGACGCAACATCACCAAACAGCGGATCTACCGGTCCCAGACAGGCGAAGTCGGTACCTACCTCTACTTCATCGCCGAACGCGATGTCTCAAACGGCGATTTTGCAGACAATGTGCCTGTCGATGCCTTCAACGAACCATTGCCGTCTGCCGACTGGAATGCGCCGCCGGACGGGCTCTCGGGCATCATCAGTCTGCCCAACGGCATGATGGCGGCCTTCTCAGGCAAGGATCTTTACTTCAGCGAGCCATGGCGCCCGCATGCCTGGCCCGAAAAGTACGTTCAGACCACGGACTACCCTATCGTTGCGCTCGGCGCCGTGGGCAGCGTCTTGATCGTGATGACCGAAGGCCAGCCCTATTACATTACCGGCTCGCATCCCTCCGTCATGCGCATGGACAAGATCGAGAAGAACCTGCCATGCATCAATTCGCGGGCTGTAGTGGATCTTGGTTATGCCATTGCATATCCGTCGCGTGACGGTCTGGTGGTGATCGGCGGCGATGTCAATCCGCGCATCGTGACCGCGAACCTGTTCAACCGGGACAAGTGGCTAGCCCTTTCGCCGGAAACGGCAGTCGCCTCGCAGATCAGCGGGCGTTACGTGTTGTTCTACAACACGCAGGATTCGAAGGCCAATGTGGTCGCGGGGGCGCTGTTCATCGATGTCGGCGGCACGCCTTACCTGCTGCGATCCAGCGCCAAGGCCTCGGCGGTCTGGTACGATCTGACGGAAAGCAAACTCTATTTCCTGAAGCTGGGCAGCGACGATATCTGCGAGTTTGACCCGACCATCGGGTCGGCCGCGATCTATTCATGGCGATCCAAGGAGTTCCGGCTGACCGCACCGACCAACTTCGGTTTGATCCAGGTGGATGCGGAAAGCAAGCTGAGTGAGGAAGAGGTTGAGCGGATCGACGCGGATATCGCGGCAACTGCGCAGGCCAATGCCGACTTGATAGCCGCAGGCCCGATCAACGGCGAGCTGAACAGCCACGTTCTGAACGCCTATACGGTCGGCGGGGACATGCTGGCCCCACTGCCGGATGCGGCGGTCACGCCGGAAGTCACGATCTTTGCGGACGGAACGCCGGTCGCCTCGGTGAACACCATCAATCGCCCGGTACGTCTGCCGAGCGGGTTCCTTGCGCGGTCCTGGGAAGTCGCTGCCAAGGGGCGGACGTCAATCAGCCAGATCCTGTTGGGTCACACAATTTCCGATCTGAAACAGGTGGTTTGATCCGATGGACCAAAGGGCGAGCCGACGCGACCTTGAAACGCTTGAAACCCTGGCCGGGGAGCGTCCCGGAGCAATGCAGCGTGCAGCGGTGCGCCTTGAGGATCTATCCGGACTGATGAGCCTTAGCACCCGGTTGCAGTCTCAACATGCTGCCGGCGCTGCGCCGACCAAGGCCGAGTTTGATGCGCTGGTAGATGACGTCCACATGCTCCATCGAAGACTGGTCGCGATGATGCAATCGCTTCAGAAGAGGCAACTTTGAGAGAAGCGCAGATCCAGTCCGCGGTGATCGAGCATTGGCGCGTTCGAGGCCGACCGGGCACGTTGGTCGCGGCGATCCCGAACCAGAAGGCATTCGGTCAAGCCGGACTGACACCCGGGCTCTATGATCTTGTCGTGATCGGCCCGCTTGGTGCAGGGTTCCTGGAGCTGAAGACCGAAAAGGGTAAGCTGTCAGCTTATCAGAAGACCTTCGGTGAAACCTGCACGCAATGGGGTGTTCTGAACGCCGTCGCATACGGCTTGGAAGAAGCACTTGGCATGTTGAGCCAGTGGCAAATCTTCAGAAGCCCGAACCGGTCGTGAACCCCAGTCCCGCCGCAAGCACACTCAGCCGCAGATAGAGCATTGCCCCAAGGCCAGCGGTCAGGATCGACATTACAATCCACAAAAGTTGCCACCAGAGGCGCCGTTCGCGCTGTTTCAGGTACTGGTCGGCGGCGGTTTCTGCCCGTGGCCTTTGCCGCGCAGAAGGGCGCCGCTGCGGGCGTTCGGCGTCCATGGTGTGCCGGTCGAAGAACGGATCGGGATATGGCGGTGTTGGTGCAGCTTTGCCCATTTCGGTCTCCTGAAATCTGCCTTGATATCCTCTATAGGAGATATTACGCTCCGCATCCATCCCCTTTCGAGGACATGCGCGACGCAGGAGGCGAAGACCATGCAGGTGAACAGGTATCTGAAAGACAAGGATATGGACCGGATCGACCATGCGCTTGGCCGTCCCCTCGATCCGACCGGGGAGACCTACCGCGACCACTTCGCCGTCTCTTCGGAAAAGGACAAGGCGTATTTCAGGGCGTCCGCCTTCTGGATCGAAGGGCACACCCTGGACGGCATAACCTGGTTTCATGTGAGCGGCATCGGCCGGTTGGCACTTGAAGCCCATCTGAAACTGATCGGCGACCCGCACCGGTCGTTCGAAGTGCGCTACCGGATCGGTTCGGACACCTATTCCGACAGGATTATCGCCACAACGCGCAGCAGCGCGAAATATCTGAAGTGGTTGTGTCTATCTGATGTCTTGCCGGATCTGGCCTTCATCGATTTTTGCCGGGGCGCTTCAGTGCGTCTTGCGTTTTAGGAAAGACCATGGCCGAAAACAGCAATATCGGGTGGACGGACCACACCTATAACCCGTGGATCGGGTGTACCAAGGTGTCTCCGGCTTGTGACAATTGTTACGCCGAAGACTGGGACAATCGCCACCTGCAACAAAAGACCAGCCGCTGGGGGCCGAAGGCGCGCAGAACCCGGACCAAGACCCGTGGCAATCTCAAGCGTTGGAACCGGCAAGCCGGTGAACTTGGCATTCGCCAGCGCGTTTTCACGGCGAGCCTTGCCGATATCTGCGACAACCACTGGTCAGTCGCCCCACAATGGCGCCGTGATCTGGTGGAAGATATTCGCGCCTGTCAGAACCTCGACTTCCTGCTGTTGACCAAGCGCCCGCAGAAGGTCGCCTCGCTCTACCCCGATCTGATCGAGGACTGGCCGACCAATGCGTGGGTAGGCGCATCGACCGAGAACCGGGAAGAAATGCTGCGCAGGGGCAAGGCGCTCGCCAAGCTGCCCGCGCCCATCACCTTCTGGAGCGCGGAACCGCTGTTGGGTGACCTTGGCCCTATCCCTGCCGACATCATGCCGTCCTGGGTGATTGTCGGCGGTGAGAGCGGTGTGCTTTTCCGTCCTACCAAAACAGACTGGTTTCGCTCTGTCCGCGATCAGTGCGCAGCGGCCAATGTGCCGTTCTTTTTCAAGCAGTATCCGGGCCGCTCGCAGCGTGACATCAAGGCCAAGGGCCGTCTGTTGGATGGCGTCTTGCACAATGCCATCCCAGTGACCGCACAACACAATGAAGGGCCCGCCCATGCGTGAACAATTGATCATGTCGTTTGCCTGTTCCGCCTGTGGCCGGGGGCTGACCCTCCGAACCGATGAGGAGCAAGAGGTTGACAACACGCAGGACTCGGGGCGCCTCGGCGATCCGACCGGCGCAAAGGTCCGGTATGTCACACCGATCCAGATTAATCCTTGCCAGCATTGTATCGAAGCAAAAACCAAACCGGCTGAAAAGCTGGCTCAAGCCATCAAGGAACTGACCCAATGACGCTGAAATCACTCGACCGCTGGAACTGGGAAAGAGCCAAACGCGCCGAACCGGGCCCGCGCAAGAACGGTATCGCCTGTCCGGACTGCGGCGCGGAACTGGTCGATGACAATCCAGATGCGGTTTTTACCTCCGACCCGCCGCAAGTGAGCGTCAAATGCCAGGAATGCAGCTTTTCCGGGTACAGGAATCTATGAAGAGGATGGAGCCGAAGCGATGGCGAGAATTGAGTTTCGGTTGTGCCGTCTGAAGTCGTATGGGCGCAAGTTGCGCCACGAGTTTCGGCGCGTGCAGCTCGCCAGGTTGGCGGAAATTCAGGTCCGAAAAACTCGGGGCAGCATTCCCCTGCCGAGTAGTGGTTACTGGAAAAAGCCGAAATTTGTTAGTGACTCATAAGGAGCCGTTAATGCGTAGGAAGCACACCTTTGCGCAGATCGAAATGGCGAAGATGCGCGTTAAACGCCGGAAAAGACTGGCTGAAGAAGCCCGTCATCGGCGGGAATTGCGAATGGAAAGAGAAAGGGCAGAAGACGAGATACGACGCGCGATTTCGACGGTGAATGCGCCGCTCATGAAAAAGATCCTGGAAGATCTGGATCAACAAATGACGAAGGATGTGGCTCGCATCGTGGTGGAGGTCATGTCGAGTTTAGAGATTGAACTGGACGAACGGCCCACGACCGCTGGCATGATCACAAATGTCTGCATGCGCATCCCGCCATTGAACCTCGGTCAGGCAGTCCCGTCACGTGACTTAAAATCACAACGAGCCCGCGTTCCGCAATTGCAGCATACGAGATTTTGACACGACATGCCTTCCGACTATCTCTATGACGATCAGGACGCCCTCATTGATTGGGCCGCCCGCAAGATGGGCAACAGCTATCTGACGCCGAATGGCTTCGAGTTTCGCTCCGATGCGCGAGCGATCGGACACCGCCGAGACGGCGAAATCGTGGGCGTTGCCGTGTTCGACACGTTCTCCGACACCGACTGCCTCTTGCATGTGGTTTCCGATGGCACCCGCCGTTGGCTGACCCGGCAATTCATCCTGCGAACGCTGCTCTTCCCGTTCGGGCAGCTCGGCTTCCGGCGCATCACCAGCCTTGTCTCGGTGCTCAACGATGACAGCATCCGCTTCTGCAACAATTTCGGCTGGAAGCTGGAAGGAATGATGAGACACGCAGGGCCACGCGGGGAGCACATGTTCCTGTTCGGCATGTTGCGCGAGGAATGCCGATGGATCGAAGACCCCGACCGGCTGGACCGCTGACCCTTCCGTTTTGCTTCAATCTCTGGTAATCCTATCGTCATAGCTGAGCGCAGGACGTGCTCTCCTTTTCAAGGAGCACGACATGGGCAAATCAGCACCTTCCGCCCCTGCACCAGATCCCAATATCGGCAAGGCCGCGCTGAAGCAGGCCGAGACCGGCGAAGACTGGCTGGAGTTCACCCGCGAGGCGTTTGACGTTTCCACCGAACGCCAGGCCGAACTTGATGCGCTGACCCAGGACTATACCGAGCGACAGCTGACCATGGCCGAGGAACAGCACGCGCTGTCCACGGACATTGCCAACGAGCAGCGTGAGCTTGCCCAGGAGCAGGCCGGTTACGCCCGCGAAGACCGGCAGCGCTACAAGGACGTCTTTCAGCCGGTCGAAGACGAGTTTGTCGAACAGGCCAGCACCTACGACACGGAAGAGCGCCGCGCCGCCGAAGCTGCCGAAGCGAAGGCGGATGTGCAGTCGGCGGCCGCGCAGCAGCGGGAAGCCTCGCAGCGCGAAGCCGCGTCCATGGGCATCAATCCGAAATCCGGCCGGTTCCAGGGTCTCAACCGCGCTTCCGACCTCGGGACGGCGCTGGGCTCCGCTGGCGCGCAGAACAATGCCCGCAAGCAGGTCGAGGCCACCGGTCTCGCTCTCAAGGCCGACGTTGCCAATCTGGGACGCGGCCTGCCGGCGCAATCGTCCCAGGCAACCGCGCTGGGGCTGAATGCCGGCAATGCCAGCGCCACAACGTCCGGCAACGCCACCGGCCTTGGCATCAATGCCTACGGTTCCGGCATCGCCGCCGCCCAGAACAATCAGAGCCTTTCCAATTCGGCTTCCGGCATCATGAACGCAGGCTTCTCCGGCGCGATGCAGGGTTATGCGGGCATGGGCAATACGCTGCAGCGCCAGCACGACAGCCAGATCGATATCTGGCGGACGCAGCAACAGATGTCCGCACAGAACGCGGCCGGGTTCGGTCAGGCGCTGGGCGGCCTTGCCGGTCTCGGTGTGGCGTTCCTTTCCGACGAGGATGCCAAGGAAGACAAGAAGGACATTCCGGAGGGCGCGGCGCTCGATGCGGTTAGGATGCTCCGGCCAGCACCTGGGAATACAAGGACGGCGCGGGCGACGGCGGCGAGAAACGGCATGTCGGGCCGATGGCGCAGGACATGAAGGCCGCCACCGGACTCGGCACCGGCAGCACCATCGAAGTCCAGGACATGCTGGGACTTCATCATGCAGCCATTGGCGAGCTTGATCGGAAGGTCGACAAGATCGCGGAGGCCGTCGGGGTGACGGGCAAGCCGTCCAAACCGGCCGCGAACACCAACCAGAAACGCAAATCCATGCGCGGCCCGACCGGGCTTGCCGCGTAACGCTCGGAGAGAGCCATGACTTTCGGTACTGGACTTGGCGGCTTTGTGTCGGGCATGGACGCAGGTGTGCGCCTTGGCCTTGGCATCAAGGACGCAAACCAGAAGCGTCAGACCCGCAACCAGATGCGCCAGGTCGCGGAAGACGCCTCCAAGAAGTTTGACAACGTCATGTCGGACGAAGCCTACGACTACATGATGAAACGCCAGTATGCGCTCCACATGCAGAACGGCAACGTGGAGAAGGCCAACCAGATCCGGGACTGGTCGCAGAAAGCGTCCTCCAGGAAGGGGACGAAGCTGTTCGGTTCGATTGGCGCCGCGCTGAATGCAGGGGACCATGAGGCGGCGGCGCGCCTTGCCAACGACCTCTCCGATCTGGACGGATATGGACCGAATGGTGATTACAGTTTCGAGTACACCGAGCATCCGACCGAGGGCCCGGGCTTTTATGTGAAGTCGGAAAGCGGCGAAGCTTTTGTGCCGCAGGACAATGCACTGCCGTTCTTCACCCGGCACTTCAACCCGGAAGCCGCGGCGGCGTGGCATTCCGAGCAATCGAAGTCCAAGAAGGATCTGGAGAAGGAAGCCCAAGACCTGCGCTCGGAGACCATCAAGTCTCTGGAGAAGCAGTATGACGGCGGCCTCAGTGGCGACGAACCGAAATTCAAGGACATGCCTGTCGAAGAGCGGGAACGCCTCATCAACGAATACGCCCTGCAGCGGATCGCACCGGGGCGCCGCAGCAAGTTCCAGGCCTATTTCGGGGGAGACGCGGATGCGCAAGGCAACCGCAAGGGCAAATCTGCGCCGGGGCTGATCGTGGATCAAAACACCGGCCAGAAAGTCGGCGCACCGCAGGCCACGCAGGACGAGGCGCCCAAGCCAGGAGCGGATGGATCTATTGTGAAGAACGATCTTCCGCCGCTTGAAACCAACGTCACTGGCGTTTCGGGGCCGACCGAAGGTCCCGGCAGCACGACCAACCTTCTCAGCCAGAACCAGGTTGTTATGGATGCTGTGCGCAGGGCAGAAACAATCATGCGGGACAGCGGCGATACATCGCTGGCGATGAAAACGCTGAGAGACGCAAAGGTGCCGGAACGGGGCTGGCCTCGATCACTGCGCAAGGCAGCCAAATCCCGGCAGCCGACCGGTCTGAGCACGGCACCGACGCCATCACCGCGTGCTCCGTCCGCTCCAGTGAATCGGGCACACGAGGAAGAGGACGCGCCGCCCCAAGCGTGAGGTCATTTGAACACCGTTCCCTTCGGGGTGCCAAACCAAGAGTTCAACAACCCAAGAGCATGCAATCGTCAGAAACGTTTCGTTCGATTAGTTCTGAGAAACGTTTACGATCAGCATCCATCACAACGGCGAGTTCGTCTATTCCGTAAATAGAAAACATACTGGCAACTTGATTTTGCTCTAGCCAGAACCTTATAGGCAATTTATTTGGATCTTCAAAATCTTTCAAGAACGTTACGCGGCCTACTGTAAACCCATGATCTTTGTCTTTTGCAAATGGTGGCAATTGTGCTTCGTCTGGGTACGGAGCAAGGGTCAAATTGGTCAATGCAAAGGCCGTGAAATGCAAATCTTTGTCAGCAAGCTTTCGTATAACTTCCTGTGGCACGCTTTTCACAGGCCCCTTTTCTGCATCCAGAACTAGGTTCTCGAGCTTTGATAGTTTACTCACGCTTGCTTTCAATGCGGAAGCTTTGGTCTTGCAGATCAGCGACGCCTGTTGTGCTTTCGATAGACACACGACGCGCTCCTGTTCTTGTTTTCGCTTGCACTCAAGCTGTTGACTTATTGCTGTGATTTCCCCTTCAATTTGCTGGACAAGTTTATCTATTTCACAAGCAGATTCGTCCGTTCTCAGCGTTTTGGTTCTGTTTGGATCGACCCTGCGCGGCTCGGGAGATTCGTTATAAAGTCCGCAATTCAAATCCACAGGTTCAAGGGAAAAATTGCAATCCTCGGTGGGTTCACAAGAGTGTTCCAGAATGTTGCAGTTCTCATCGATCATTTGAGCGTGAGAAAGTTGCGCGCCCATCGCGACAGATAGACAGAAAACTACGATGAAACGGGTCATAGGAAACATCCCCCTTGAACGAGGCGCCGCGCGGCCTCAGAAGCCCTTTCCGCCGCTGCTTTCTTTTCACGCTCAAGATCCTTGACATCAGCCTTGAGCGTCTCAATCCTGACTATATCTCGTGGATCCCGTTCCTCAAGCAGCCTTATTTCAACGCCTTTGCTGATTAATTCTTCGCGCCAAACACGACCTTTACTTTCGTGATCGATTCTTTGAATTGTCGCTTCCAACAAGCACCTCACGCTTTCTACATGCTGCTTAGTCGCGAAAGCACTGTAAATCCAAGAGACCCCACCTATAAAAAAGACGATAATTAATATTAGCTCTTTAATTTCAGTCAGATGCTTTAGGAAGCTTTTTCGACTATCGCCTGACGAAGAGCGAGAACTCGGGGCGCCAGTTTGTCCACCTCCGGATGGATTTACGTCTGGGTGTGGTTGCCCCGCTTCCGTCTGCGGCGGCGCAGTTTGAGAATCTGTCATCAGTAGCACCCTCAATAAGTGTTACAGTTTAGGCATTCAAAGCGAGCCCAAGCTAACCTACTTTTCGCAGGCTGCCTCTGCGCGCTTGAAGGTTCCGTCGGCCGCAAAGACCGGGACGCCACACCAGTCAATCTCGCCCGGGTCCTTCGTATAGCGGCTGACCGGTTCCGCTTTCGAGAGCTCGGCGGCCTTGCCGCTCGCCCATGCGCCGCCGTCATTCGAATAGTAGGTGACGATGCCGAGCATCTTCAGATCCGGATAGTCGAAGAACAGCATGTCATCCGGCGGCACGGTGCCCGCGAGCGTGCCGACCACGGGGCTGACCCCGGAGGACAGCAGGTAGAGATTGATTTCTGAATAGAGGCTCTGCGCATCGCCTGCCGTGACATTGGCGTTCTCAATCACCGTATCGGCGTAGGAAAACTGGTGAACGCCGATCTGGGCACCCTCGCCGACAAAGCGGGTCTTGCCGCCGGCATAGGTGTAGAAACAGGCCGACGCGCAGGTGCCCCAGGACGGAACGAAGGTTGTAGCACCAGCATCGGTCAGCATGCGGCCGATCTTGAGCGCTTCCGAAAGATTACCGCCCCTGGAGTCAAGCACTGCGATAATCGGCCGGCCTTCACTCTGGCGCAGCGCCTTGCGCATCAACGCGGCGTCTCCGTGCTCGATATCACCGCTCAGGAAAAGGGCGGTCTTGCCGTTGATCCAATCGCTGCTGGTGACGCTCAAGCCTTCCGCAGCCAGGGCACCGCTCCCGACAAGGCTAAGCGCCGCTGCTATCCAAAGTTTCGCTGTCCTCATTCGCCGTTACCAAATACCCGTTCTCAGTCAGCCACAGCCGCAGGATCGTTTCTATGGCGGCGGACTTCGACGGAATGGCCGTCTGTTCGCGCCTGAATTGCTCCAGGGCCTCGCCACAATCCTTATCAATCCGGACTGTGGTTGCACTCTTTAATTGCTCTGACATGGTGATTTCCCGCTGTTTTGCATCAACGCACCAAAACTAACTCTTTTAGAAGACGTTTCAATCCGATAGTGTCCCCTAAAGAGTTTACGGCGCAGGACGTGCCTTCCCCTCACGGAGAACGCGCGTCATGGCAAACGGCAAATCGCCTATCGATTGGACCAAGGTTCAAGTCCTTTCCACGGACAGCCTCACCAAACCGGCAACTGCCCAGCAGCATCAGACACCGGGTGAACGGCTCAAGCCATCGAACAGGCGGGAAAACTCCCAAGAGTGGCTTCGCTATGCCAACCAGGGTGCTATTCGCAGCCAGCCGATCAATGACGATCTGGCAAATGCGATGTCGTTCCTGCCCGAGATGGGCATCACCATGGAAGTCTTCTCCGGCGGTCAGGCCGCAAAGGGAAGCGGTGGACCGCGCACCGGCTCGGTGCGTCATGATCACGGCGGCGCGGCCGATGCGTTTTTCTACAAGGACGGCAGAAAGCTCGATTGGGCCAACGAGGCCGACCGGCCGATCTTTCAGGAAATCGTGCGCAAGGCTCGCAGCCGTGGAGTGACCGGCATCGGTGCGGGCGACGGCTACATGCAACCCGGCTCCATGCATATCGGCTTTGGCAAGGAAGCGGTCTGGGGGGCTGGCGGCAAAGGTGCCAATGCGCCCGATTGGCTGCGCAACGCGTTTCATTCCCCTTATGACGGTCACGACCATTCGGCTCCCCAGACTGCGAGGGCTGCGGGCGGGGCCTCAATCGGTCAGCGGCTCATGGGCGACCTGATGTCAGACTTTGGCCTGTCTCGCATGCACGCCTCTGCGCTTGTCGGCAACCTCGATCACGAGAGCGGCGGGTTCAAGATGCTCCAGGAACTGGACCCCACGGTTCCTGGCTCCAGAGGAGGCGCTGGATACGGCATGTGGACGGGTCCGCGCCGCAAGGCTTTCGAGCAGTATGTGAAGGAAAACAACCTGGACCCGGCGAGCTACGAGGCCAACTACGGGTTCCTGAAGCACGAAATCACAAACGACCCTTACGAAGCCAAACAGTTCGCCAAGTTCCTGGCGACTGACACAGTCGATGATGCGACCCGTGTGCTCTCCGATTCCTATCTGCGGCCGGGTAAGCCGAACCTCGACAGCAGGCTTGCCCGGGCACAGGCCTATTTTGGCGGCGAAGGCGCTGCATCCGGCGATGCGCCAGTTCAGCTGACATCGGCCGAGTGGGGCGGCGTTCCCGTCGTGCAGGCGGATGGATCGTTGTCGCGCCCGCAATCGAATGCTCGGGCGCATCTGCAGCCGGGGTCCGAGACGCCCGAAGACGAAGAGCTGATGACCCGTTTCGGCAAACTGGACGCGGAAGCACCGGGCCGCTACCGGATTATTCCAGAAGACCAGTATGAGGCCTGGAAGGCGGACTGGGACGCGCAGAACCAGTCCAGCGGGCTTGCCGGTGACACCACTCGCCTTCTGAAAGCCGGTTGGTCGGGTCTCGGCCTTGGCGTCAGGGAAGCGGTACGGGCGATCCCCGGCGTCGGTGAGGGCATTGTCGAGACCCTGGACAGCGTTGACGAGTGGATGCACGGCCAGAAGAGCGAGGCTTTGCTGGGCGGTCAAATCGACAAGGCCGTCGCCACCCTGACACCGGCTACCCGCAACGCCCGCGAGAAACACTGGTGGGACAGCGAAAAAGGCCGACCGGGTGCGGCCTGGGCAGATCCACGCAGCTATTACGCCGGCATCGTGGAATCCATTCCCGGCACCGTTGTCACGATGGGTCCGAGCCTTGGCCTTGCCCGTGGTGCCTATGTGACGGCTATCGCCTCCGGCGCCACGCAGAAAACCGCAGCGGCTGCGGCGGCGCGAACGGCACTTGTGGCGGGGGCCATCACTGAGGGCATCGTCGGCGGCGGTCAGGCTGCCGTTTCCGTGCGCGAGCAAATTGATCAGATGCCGCGACAGGCGCTGGAGGAAAGCCAGGCCGTTCAGCAGCTGATGAAGGAAGGCCTCTCATTTGAAGATGCTGTAGAGGCGGTTAAGAGCGATGCATCGACGCAAGCGTTCGTGATCGCAGGTGCTGCCACGGGCGCATTTGGCGGGTTCGGAGACCATGTTCTTGCAAAGATCCTGGCCGACGGTGTCGGCGGCACGCTGGCGCAGAGGATCGTCAAGGGCGCGACCCGCGATGCGGTGGCGGAGGGCATCCTGGAAGAGGCCCCGCAGGAAGCCGGAGCGCAGGTTGCCGAAAATATTGCGCTGAAGAACACGGTCGATCCCCACCGCGACCTGACCGAGGGCGTTGCCAATGCCGCCGCCGGAGGCGTGGCCGTTGGCGGTGCCATGGGTGCCGGTATGGGCGGTGCGGGTGGCGCATTGAGTCCCGCAAACGACAGCGCAGCACCGGCAGAACCTGCCGGGGAACCGATCACGCCCGACCGGACACCGCGTCGCGGCGCGCTGGCGGAATCGGTCGATTATGCCGAGCGCCGAGTGGCGGAAACCTCCGGGAACGGGTTTTTCATTCATGACCCGGCCATTGCCGGCATGCCCGCCGGAGAGCTGAACGGTGTCGAGGTGCAGATAACTCCGGATCAGGACGGCGTGCCGGACAACATGCGCCGCGTGGTGTTGCCGGACGGTCAGACCCATGTGCTTGGCGAACGCCTTCTGGTTCCCAAGCAGCTGAGCGCGCCAACAGACACAGACGCCGCCCCTGTTCCGGCCGGTGCCGTGCCGGACGGTGCGCCTGCCGTGGGCAGCGACGTGCATGTCGTGATCGAGGGCGCCGAGCCTGTCATGGGCCGGGTGGAAGGCTATGAGGACGGCGAGGCCGTTGTCATGGATGTCGGCACGGGTGAACTGTTGCAGGTGCCACTCGATGCGGTCGAAGCCGCACCAGCTGTCGACGTCCCGATCAGCGCTCCGAATGGCGCTCCGGTGCAGGAGGATCTGCCCGACGATCTGCCGGGCAGCGAGCCGATCCCGGCAGAAACCACGACCAGCCCACTTCCGCCAGAAGCCGAGACCGGTGACCTTGGCGCCGTTCCCTTCAAGACACCGAAGCCCGGGCAAAGGGTGATCGTGGCCGCCGAAGGGCTCGACCGCTTTCCGGCGACGGTCCAGACCTTTGAGGAAGACGGCGACGAGGTGCTGGTCAAGGCGGATGACGGCAGGGAGTTGCAGGTGCCGCGTGAGGCCTTGCGTGTTTCCAGGCTGACCGATGCCCAGACCGAGGAACTCGACCTGAAGGAAAACCCGCCTGTCGAGCGGGAGACGATCACGAACAGCGACCCCAAGGCCCGCGAGGTGCGCGGTGCGCAGGTGGTACTGCCGGACGAGCGCCACGCACGGCTGTTCGACCTTGGCAAGCTGCGTCGGGACTCCAAGAAGACGCTCGGCCGGAGCACACTGGACATGGACCAGGTCAGCCCGGGCGAGCAGTCCCGGCTTGCGGATGAGTTCGGCTTGTCACCCCAGCGCCTGGGACAGATCGCAGATGATTATCGGTTCCGGGTGGAAGCAGCTGCGAATAAGGCCACGACCCGCACGCCCATCCATGTCAATAGCGTCAACAATGCGCTTCTCAATCGGATGAAGGATGAGGATCGGCGCGACGGCGCTGCCGACCTCCCGTTTGAAGGGCCTGAACCGGCGGTAACCGACGCAGCGCCGGTTCCCATTGACTGGGACGCACTGCCAACCGAGGCGCGCAAGGCCATCTTGACCGCGGCAAGGGTCAAACGAGCGCCTTCGACGCGCTGGGCAGACTTCCCTGCAAACATCCAGAAGAAGCTGGCCGCCACCCAGCAGGTCAGCACCGAGGACAACGCGGTACCGGCCCCCGCTGTCCCGGCGGCACCAGCAACGCCGCCAACTTTCGACGCCTTCAAGGCCGCCCTGCCAAAGGACAAGGACGGACTTCCGGATATCTCCGGAACCGGCAAGGGTTTCATCGAATCTATCGGCGGCGCCGGGTCAAACTGGGGCGACCTGGACGACGATGCGCGCGCCAGGGCCATCGCACTTGCCCAAGGCGCAAGCGGCGTTGCACCGGCTGCGGTCTCAGTGGAAGAGGCCGCACAGGAAGCGGCCACCTCACCGCAGAACGATCTGCCGGAACCGACGCAGGCCCAGAAGGAAGCCGGAAACTACAGGAAAGGCCATGTGGCGCTGGGCGGCTTCGACATAGCCATCGAGAACCCAAAGGGCTCAGAACGCAAGGGTGTCGATCCGAGCGGCAAGCGATGGTCGATCACCATGAAAAGCCATTACGGCTACTTCAAAGGCACCGTTGGCCGCGACAAGGATCACATCGACCTGTTCCTGCGGCCCGGGACCGAGCAGCTGGGTGACAGCGATCCGGTGTTCGTCATCGACCAGATCAATCCGGGTACGCGATCCTTTGACGAACACAAGGTGATGCTGGGGTTCAAGAACAAGGCCCAGGCCACCCGTGCCTACAACGCCAATTACACCAAGGGCTGGAAGGGGATCGGCGAGATAACCGAAACCACGGTTGGCGACCTGAAGGCATGGTTCGAAGAGGGCAATACGGCGAAACCGTTCGCGAAAGCGAAAGGTCCGGAGGTTTCAGGCGAAAGGTCCGGACCTTCCGAGGGTCAGGAACCGAAGCGCACCGCGCCGGAGCACATCCACAACAAGGGCAAGCCGCTCGATCCGGACCGCACCTATCCGTTCACGGCCGACGACCAGCCGGTGACACGCGAGGACGCCTCGCTCGATGAGAAGGTGGCCGCCGAGGCGGCCCTGTTGCCCGAGTTGACGCTTGCCCAGTTCCGGGAAGTCACCGACCATTGGGCGTCCCTCTTCAAGGGGCCGGAGAAACAGCGTTCCCTTACCAAGGAGCTGAAAGGCGCCCCCTACCTGAAACCCGCGCAGGCGAAGGCCCTCGTAGAGGTGTGGAAGGAGCACGCGCTTCAGCAGCAGGAAACCCATCGCGCGGAGAATTTCAACAAGACCATCCTGAGCCTGTTCGACTACACCGGCCAGTGGTCTCAGCCGTGGGAAGACGCTGGTTACAACGTGATCCGGTTCGATCTTCAGAACGGCCAAGACATCATGGATTTCAGTGTTGGGTATTTCAACGAGAACTGGGATTTCAGCGACGTCTACGGCATCCTCGCCGCCTGCCCCTGCACGGATTTCGCCGTCAGCGGTGCCCGTCATTTTGCCGCGAAGGATGCGGACGGGCGCACCGAGGCGTCCAAGGAACTGGTCTTCCAGACCATGCGCACCATCGAGTATTTCCGGCCGTGGGGCTTCTGGGCGCTGGAAAACCCTGTGGGCCGGATCGGCAGGCTGACCGGTCTGCCGCCCTGGCGACTGGGCTTCGATCCGAACCATTTCGGCGAGGACTACACCAAGAAGACGCTGATCTGGGGCGACTTCAACGCCGCGTCGATGCCGGTCGCCAATGCCGAGCCGACCGCCGGATCCAAGATGCACCAGAAGTATGGCGGCAAGTCCCTAAAGACGAAGAACTCCCGGTCGGGAACGCCTGAGGGGTTCGCCTATTCGTTCTTCATGGGCAACAATTACGCGGACGCGGACCCGGCCTATATGCTGCCGCGCCGCTATCCTGATGCTTCCGGCGCGATCAAGGCCGCGCTGAAGGCCGGTATGGACCCGAAGAGCGTCAACGACCTCATGCAGCAGACGTATGAGTATGACGACGCCGAGGCGGCCCGGTCGGCACTTCTGAAGGAAATCAGAGCACGCACGAAGCCGTCGCGCAACGAAAGCAGCCCAAAGAAGCTGGACGTTCCTGAATTTAAGGATGTCCCGGGACTGCCCGACGGCAACAATCTGGTGGCCGTTTTCAAACATGGCGCATCTGTGCTGGACGAGAACCAACGCCGCAGGATGGTCAAAGCCATTGAAAAGGGAGATGACGCTGCCTTGCTATCTGCGTTCCGGAGGGACTTCGCCAGAAATATGACTGGCATTCCGGCCAATTCAGGAAAATCTGTTGGCTTTTCCGGTGGCCGCGCCATTCACCATGACTACACACAGCGGCCGCCAGCAGAAACTGAAATCTCCGAAAAGGAACTCATAGGCGTCCTGAAGGCCGTTTTCGCGTCTGATACCAAAAAGACAGCGCCTCGAAAAACCGACGGCAAGAAGCCTGTCGCGGCCAAATCACAGTTCTCCGGCAACAAGCTCTTCACCGAAGACAAGGTGACCGCTGCCCGCAAACGGTTGCGAGCCAAGCTCAACCAGGTCAATTCCGGCATCGATCCGGAAGTGCTGGTGGACGGCATGACGATTGCCGGTGCCTATATCGAAGCCGGTGTGCGCAAGTTCTCCGACTATGCCAAGGCCATGGTGCAGGATCTGGGCCCGAATGTCCGGCCCTACCTGCTGTCGTTCTATGAGGGCGCTCGCAACTATCCCGGGCTCGAAACCGACGGCATGGACAGCGTTGCCGATGCCAAGGCCGCCTTCGATACGATGATGGCGAAACCGGCCGCCGTCACCAAGGCGATGGAAAAGGTTGTCGGCACAGTCTCGGAATCGCCCAAACCCGCGAAGAAACGGGGCAAGAGTGCTGGTGACAAGACGCTCACCCAGGATTGGGGCGTCGAGCATATCGACGGCTGGTCTCAGAGCCTTGAGCACTTCGGAACGGATACTGACTTCGGCGTGAAGGGAGGCGTCAAAGATGCGTTCCTGAAGGAAGCCCAGTCCTATCTTAAGGCGGTCGAAAAGGAACTGGCGAAGTCCGGCTTTACCAAATTCGTGGATCACAAGGGCAACGCCGACAAACGCAGCGTTTCGGTCAATCCGGCTGGCCCTGCCGTCTCAGGCGATGTCAGCCTTGTCCTGAGTGGGCCGGACGGCGCCCCAGGTGTCTATGTCACCATTGGCGAGACGGCCCTGCGCGGCGGTTTCACGCCGCACACGAAACAGGGTGTCGCCATCATGTGGCGCATCAACGCCCCGAACAACAAGTACGGCACCAGAGGCGGGAACAACTGGGCCAAGACAACCTTGACGGCAACGGAACTGGCCACGATCTTAAGGAAAGGCGCCGGTCTGGACAGTGTTGCTTTCACACCGGCAGCGGAGACCCAAAATGACGACACCGTTTCAGGCAAGAGAAGCGATCCAGGAAGCCCTTCTGCAAAGAGCGCCGACGGCGTTCGCGGAAATGAAGACGGCGGGAACACTCCCGACCTATTTGGACAGCCTGACCAGCCAGTGGAGCGAGAGCGTAAGCGCGGCGCGCAGCCAGGCAATCGAGGCAGTGCGCAGCGAAGCGAGCCCGATGTTTCAGGAAAACCCGCTCAGAGCCCAGCAGGATCTGAACAGCCGGTTTCAGGGCGCCGAGGAAATCGCGATGGCGCAGGTGATCGAGCAGATCGACGCCTTGAGCGAAAGCCAAGCCGCGACTACCGGGTAAAAGACGGGGAGCTGACCCGCAAGGGCTCCTGGCGGGAAACAGCGGAACGCAACGTCCAGATTGTCGAGCTGGTCAAGCAGCTGGAAAGCGAAGGCCGCGAGGCCACGACAGACGAACGCGCGCTCATGGTGCAGTTCACCGGTTGGGGCGCTTCCGAAATTGCCAATGGCGTCTTCCCGAACCGATACGGCCAGTACAAGGACGACAAGTGGAAGGCGCTGGGCGAGCGGCTGAAGGCCGCGCTTTCTGAAGACGACTACAAGACTGCCGCCCGCTCCACCCAGTATGCGCACTACACGTCGGAAGCGGTTATCCGGTCCATCTATGACGGATTGAAGCGGATCGGCATTGCGGGCGGCCGTGTGCTGGAACCGGGCATGGGCATCGGCCACTTCCTGGGCGTGATGCCGTCCACGATGGCGGGCGCCAGCCAGTATACCGGCATCGAATTCGACGGCGTCACCACAGCGATTGCCAAGCATCTTTATCCGGACAGCCGGATCACGCACGGCGACTACACCAAGACGAAATTGCCGAAGAGCTATTTCGACCTTGCCATCGGCAACCCGCCTTTCGCGCAGACCAAGATCACCAATGATCCGGAATACCGCAAATACGGGTTCTCGCTGCACGACTATTTCTTTGCCAAGACTATCGACCGGGTGAAACCGGGCGGTGTCATGGTGTTTGTCACGTCCCGATACACCCTGGACAAGGTGCGGGACGCGGGACGTCGTTATCTGGCCGAGCGCGCCAACCTGCTCGGTGCGATCCGCCTGCCGCAGACTGCTTTCCAGGCGAACGCCGGCACGGAAGTGGTGACCGATGTCCTGTTCCTGCAAAAGCGTGGACCCGGCATTGAAGAGAACGGGATCGACTGGACCGGCACGAAGGAAATCAAGGTCGGCGAAGACACCTTCACGGTGAACGAATATATCGCCGATCACCCGGAAATGGTGCTGGGCGCTCATGCAGCGACCGGCTCGATGTACCGGAAGAACGACTACACGGTGACCCCCGACAAAGGCAAGGACATCGAGGCCGCCTTCGCCGATGCGGTCAAGAACCTGCCGGAAGCCGTCTACAAACCTGAGCGCGGTTCCAAGGCGGAACAGGCCAAGGTGATCGAAAAGGACTTCGATCCGAAGGCCAAGAAGGAAGGCGGTCTCTACCTGTCTGACAACGGCGATCTGATGATCCGCCAGGACGGTGTTGGCCAAGCCTTCACCGAGCGTCAGACCACGACCGGCAAGCTGAAACCGCTCTCCAAGCGCGAGGCGCAGTTCCTGAAGGACTTCGTTGCGCTTCGGGATGCGGTCAAGCAGACCCAATATGACCAGCTGACGGACGGCGACTGGGAAGCCTCCCTGAAAGTTGCCCGCGAAACCTATCGCGGCATGGTGGAGCGCAACGGGCACATTCTCGCCTATTCGACCATCGAACGCACCGACCAGGACGGCAACACCCAGTCCTACAAACGTTTCAAGAATGAACCGCTTTTCATGATCGATCCGGACGGCCCCCTGGCCTTCACGCTGGAGAAGATCACCGAGAGCGGCGACATCGTTGAAGGCGCGCTGTTCAAGGGCCGTGTTCTCAACAATCCGAGCGAACCGGAAATCGTCACGACGCAGGACGCGCTGTTCGTGTCCCTGGACAAGCTCGGCCGCTTCGACCTTGCCGATATCGCCGAGCGCGCTGGGCGCAGCGAAGAAGACACGGTTGCCGATCTCGGCACCTCGATCTACGAGGACCCGGGTGACGGCTGGCAGCTGGCCGACGAATACCTGTCCGGCAACGTTGTGCAGAAGCTGGCCGAAGCGCGAGCGGCCGCGGAACTGGATCCGAAATACACGCGCAACGTGGATGCGCTGCTGACCGTCCAGCCCCGCCCACTCGGCACCACGGAAATCGATGTCAAGCTGGGCGTGCCCTGGCTGCCGGCAAGCGACATCGAAGCCTTTGGCGAGGAGGTTCTCGGTCAGACCATCACCGTGAACCACAATCTGAAGGTGGGCACCTGGCAGGTCAGTGGAAACGGCTCAACCATCGGCGAGTTCGCCATGGACAACCATTCGACAGCCGACATCCTCAACAAGATCCTGAACAACTCCCAGCTGCGGATCACGCGCCCGACGCTGACTGCGGACGGCAAGAAGTCCACCGAGACTGATCCGGAAGCGACCGAGAAGCTCAACGATATCGCTCGCAAGATCAAGGATCGGTTCCGGTCCTGGATCTGGAAGGATGCCGACCGGGCCAAGCGGCTGGTGAACTTCTACAACGACAACTACAACAACATCGCACCGCGCCAGTTTGACGGGTCGCACCTGACTCTTCCGGGCACTTCGCTGCGGTTCAACCTCTATCCGCACCAGAAACGTACGATCTGGCGGGCGATCCAGACCGGCGACACCTATCTGGCCCATGCAGTGGGCGCGGGCAAGACCTTCGAAATGATCGCCATCGGCATGGAGGAACGCCGTCTCGGGCTGTCGAAGAAGCCGCTGTTCGTCGTTCCCAATCACATGCTCGGCCAGTTCCAGCGTGAGTTCCTGGAACTCTATCCGGCCGCCAACATCATGGTGGCGGATGAAAAGAACTTCCACACGTCCAATCGGCGCAAGTTCATCGCCCAGGCGGCGCTGAACGATCCGGACGCGATCATCATCACCCACTCGGCCTTTGGCCGGATCGGCCTGTCCGACGAGACCAACGACAAGCAGATCCAGGATCTGATTGACGAGTGGAAGGAGCTTCAGGACGAAATAGAAGCCGTAGAGGGCAAGGGCCTGTCGTTCAAGCGGACGCAGAGCCAGATCGAGCGGCTGGAAAAGCGCCTGCAGGGCAAGCAGAAGCGCGAAGCCAAAGACGCGGTGATGACGTTCGAGGAGCTTGGCGTCGACCGGCTTCTGATCGATGAGCTTCACGAGTTCCGTAAGCTCGACTTCGTCACCAACCAGGGTGCGGTCAAGGGGATTGATCCACAAGGCTCGCAGCGGGCCATGGACCTCCATTCGAAGGTCACCTATCTGCGCGAAGCCAACAAGGACCCCAAGCGGGTTCTTGTCGGGGCGTCCGGCACCCCTGTCACCAACACGATGGGTGAGCTGTTCACGGTGCAGCGCCTGTTCCAGCCGGATGTGCTGGAGGACATCGGAGCCCATAATTTCGACGCCTGGGCAGCGCAGTTCGGCGACATTGTCGAAGGGCTTGAGCAGAACGCGGCCGGGAAATTCGAAACCGTCAGCCGGTTCGCCCGTTTCCAGAACGTTCCGGAGCTGATGCGCCGCGTGCGCTCGTTCATGGACATCCTGACGTCTTCCTCGCTAGGGGCCTTGGTGCAGCGGCCGACCCGGCTCAATCCGCCCCGGGAAATCAAGACCACACCGACCCCTGACGGCTACAAGGCCTATCAGGATCAGCTGAACCGCCGGATGAACGCAATCCGCGACCGGAAGGGGCCGCCGAAAAAGGGTGAAGACATCATCCTGAAGGTGATCGCCGATGGCCGGTTCTCGGCAATCGACATGCGCTTTGTGCATCCCACGCAGGATTCAGATCCGAATTCGAAGCTGAACCAGCTGCTGGACGATGTCATCGCCGACTATCGCGCCACGGCTGACAACGAGTATGTGGGGCTGACCGGCGGGAAAGACCCGCTCAAGGGGTCAACGCTGGTGATCTTCTCCGATATCGGTCTTGGCGATGCGGTGGTGAAATCCCGCGGTTTCGACATGAAGGGCTGGATCGAGCAGCGCCTGTTAGACGCCGGGATTCCAAAGGACCACTTTGCCTTCATTCGGGACCACAAGGCGCACGCAAAGAAAGAGCGGCTGTTCGCGGATCTGCGTGAAGGTCGCAAGCGCATCCTGATCGGCGGCAAGGACATGGAGACCGGCGTCAACGTGCAGAAGCGCCTGACCCATCTCTATCATCTGGACGCGCCGTGGTTCCCGGCATCGGTTGAACAACGCGAAGGCCGCGCCGACCGACAGGGCAACCAGAACGCTGACATCACCATCCGCGCCTATGCGACCAAGGGCAGCTACGACAGCACCATGTGGTCGATGAATGCCCGAAAGGCCCGCTTCATCGAGCAGGCGCTGAACGGTGACGACAGCGTGCGCAAGATGGAAGACGTTTCCGAGGCGTCCGCCTTCGAAATGGCTGCCGCGCTTTCCTCCGGCGATCCACGCTATCTGCAACTGGCTGGCCTGCGTCAGGAAGTGGACCGGCTGGGACGACTGCGCAAAGCGCATTTTGACGAGCAGAACCGATACAAGCGCGAGGAACACTCCGAAGAGGGTCTAATCGGCCGACTGGTCAAGGAGAAAGCCGATTTCGAGGCGGCGGCGGAACGCGGCCAGCCGATCAAGGCGGGTGCTTTCTCGGCGGCCCTGGGCAAGAAGACTTTCGACAAGCGCGACGAATGGGCCAAGGCCCTGTTCCAGAAGTTCAGCGGCGAAGCCGTCTCGCAGAAGGAAAGCACCGTAACCCTGGGCACACTCGGCGGTCATGACGTCAACTACTACGGCAAGCTTTTCGAAGATGGGTCCCACAAGGCCGCCCTTGCCATCGACCTGCCCGGCGGTATGGCAGATCTGGCAGAACACCCGAGCGCCGAGGAAGTGACGGTTGGTGGGATCGGCCAGAGGGCGGTCAACCAGGTCAATTCGATCTTCGACAAGCCTGGAGAACTCGGTTTCAAGATCGAGCAGGCCGAGCGGCGGCTTAAGCAGGTGAAGGCGCAGATCGGCGCCCCCTTCCCCGAGGAAGCGCTTTATCTGGAGAAGCAGGGCGAATTGTCGGAACTGGAGCTGGAGCTTCAGAACGAGAAGGGCGAAGCCGGACAGAGCGAAGCGGACAAGGCAGGCAGCGCGAAGGATCTAGTCGAGGAGGAGGCCGCCAAGCCGTCAACCACAGATATGAAGCTGTCGCGGCGCCAGGAACCTGTTACCCGTCTCTCCGGCACCGAACTCCTGGAGTTCAACGGGCCGGAAGATATGCCAGCACTGCGGCAGGCCGCAGTCGACTGGTACCGGGAGAACTTGATCGGGCGAACTGTCACTACCAAGGACGGGCTCGATATCCGGTTCAAGGCCCGGGGCCTCAAAAAATCGACCTATGGCCGCAAGGGTGACGTTCTTTTGCGCAGCGTTCCGTCGATCAAGGCCATTCTGGAACACGGCGATGTGGTCCTGAGCGAAGCCGGAAACCGCCAAGGCGTCATAGAGCGGCAGGTGATCGCAGCTCCGGTAGAACTGGAAGGCACAATCCGCCATCTCGCAGTAACCATCCACAAGTCGGATGATGGCAACTGGCACTATGACCTTCACATAGATAGAGAGGCCGAGGGCTCAGGGGTTCAAGGCCCTGACGGTCCTGCAGCAAAGCTGTCGAGGCTGTCGGCATTGGAAGGCGCCCTCGGAAGTTTCAATCTAATCGAATGGCGACCAAAGGGCAAGAAATCAGCGGACCTGCGCACAGAACTCGCAGTCGGCCCGCTCGCAGACCTAACCAACAAACTCATTGAGAAGAGTCATCTGCGCATTGCAACCAGCGTGCCGGCCGATTTGCCGAGCGATACGCAGGCCTTCACCGATGATGCCGGCACAATCACCCTGATCGACGGCGCCATTCCGGAAGGCAAGGCAACTGCCGTTCTGTTGCATGAAGCCTTTCACGCAGGCCAGACCGCGCTCTTCCGGCGCAAGGTGTGGGACAAGCTGGAGAAGCGGCTTGGCAACCTCTACCTCCAATACAAGACCTCCGGCGGCGCAGCGCGTAAATTCTTCGACGCGGCGAGACTGAGCGTGGAGAGGACTGGGGCTGCAGGGGAACTTGCAGTTGAAGAGTTCGGCGCCTACGCCATCGAAGCCTACGAGGCCGCCCCTCGCACCGTGCAGCGCTGGGCGCAGAATGTCATCGGCGCGGTCAAGGCCTGGATGCTGACGCGCTTTGGTCGGCAGATCGGCACCGTGACCCCTGCACAGCTCCGGGCCCTGGCGGTGGCTGCCCTGAAAGACAAGACCGGCACCGGCACGGCGAGCGCTGGGCGGCAAGGCAAGGCGCGTCTGTCGCGTCGGTTCGAACCGAACACTGTGCGTGAGCAGATCAGTGGACGCTGGACGGATCTTTCTCCTTCGCTGCTGTCGCTGGTGCCGCTCAACTACTTTCAGGAAATGAAACGCCCGGGCATGGGCGCCATAGACCGGTACCTTAAGGTCAAGCGCCTCATGGATACCTATCGGGGCGAGAAGCACGAGACCATGGACGCCATTGCGCAGACCTGGCGCAAGTTCTCCAGCCGGAACCGGAAAGCGGCGAGCGCACTGGCAGAACTGATGCACGATGCAACGCTCGCCTCCATCGATCCGGCCGTGAATTATGGGGACCTGCAAACGCCCAAGGGCTACGACAGCCTGAAGGCCCGCTTCGACGCCCTGCCACCTGCGGCACGAGCGCTCTACAAGCAGGTGCGCAATGCCTATGTGAAGATCCAGGCCGAAATGGACAAGCTGATCCTGGACAACGTGCAGAAGGCCCAGGAGATCAACGAGAAGGAGGCCAAGAAGCGTTACGAGGCTTCAAAGGCCAAGGTTGACCGCGATCCGAAACTGTCTGAACCGGAGCGGCGCGAAAAACTGGAAGACCTTGCTGCCAGACACAAGGCGGACCTGACCCGCTCCCGCTTCGCCGCCAAGGCACGCATGTCCCGTTTGCGACAGACCTTTGAGAAGAACCGGGTGCCCGCCCCCTATTTCCCGCTGGCCCGTTTTGGCGAGTATTTCGTCACTGTTCGGGACATGGCCGGGGATGTCATTTCGTTCACGCGGTTTGAGCGTGATGCGGACCGCAGGCGCTGGATGCGCGAGAACAAACGGAAGATCGAGCAGGAATACCCGGGCGTCGTCTTCGAACAGGGTGTTCTTGGCGAATCCGGGGATGTGCGTCAGGCGATGGACCCACGCATGGTCGCCGAAATCGACGGCATCCTGAAAGACGCAAATGTCGACCAGGAAGTCATGGACGCGATCTATCAGAAATGGCTCCAGTCCATGCCGGACCTGTCTGTGCGCAAACGCTACATCCACCGCAAGGGAACATCCGGCTTCCATCAGGACGCGCTTCGCTCATTTGCAAGCCACATGTTCCATGCCGGTCACCAGATGGGCAAACTGAAATACGGGATCGACCTGCAGGAAGCGGTCGGTGAGGCTCGTGATCAAGCGCGCCAGACAGATGACCCGACGCGCGCTGGGCAGCTGGTCAACGAGCTGACCAAGCGTCACGACTGGGTGATGAACCCCAAGGGAAGCAAGCTGGCCCAGAAGATCAACAGCGCGGCCTTTGTCTGGTATCTGGCGGCAACTCCTGCGGCGGCGATCATCAACATGACACAACCGATCCTGTTCGGTATCCCGGTGCTCGGCGCAAGGCTCGGCGGCGTGACCAAGGCTTCCGCCGCGCTGCTGAAGGCTTCTGGCGACATTCTGCGCGGCAAGGGTGACATCAGCCGCGGCAATCTCACGGCTGACGAGAAAAGAGCCCTGAAGGAAATGTATGCCTCCGGTGCGATCGATCGAACCATGGCCATGGAGATTGCCGGCATCGGCGACAGCGGTGTGGAGTACATTCCTCTGCGCCACGAAGTGATGAAGAAAATCAGCTGGCTGTTCCACAATGCCGAAGTGGTCAACCGCGAAGTAACC